TGTAAGAAGACCATTGCTTGCTTTAAGAACTGGGCTTACAAAACTGACACCATGATTCCATCAAAGGATTCGGGCTTCGATCATGGTGCGGACGCCGCCACATACTGGATTCAATATTCCTTCCCAATAACTAAGCCTGTAGAGCCAAGAGCACCACAACGATTTGGTGCTAAATAAAACAATACAAAAAGGACCCTATACCTATGGAGTTAACCTTACAACAGGCTTATCAAAGAGCCACATCCACAAACAGTTTATATTCACGCCAGCAAAAGCGTTGGCAGTTTCTATTAGACTCATACAACGGCGGAGACGATTTCCGCAACGGTGCTTACCTACATCGTTATCAACTTGAAAATGATGGCGAGTATCAGCAACGCCTTAAGAACACACCACTTGACAATCAATGCAAGAGCCTAATTTCTTTGTATGTGAGCTTCTTGTTCCGTGAAGAACCCAGCCGTGATTGGGAAGGCTTATTTGAAATCAATCCTATTTTAAAAGACATTCTTGAAGATGCTGATCTTGACGGCCGTTCAATGAATGCGTTTATGAAAGATGTAGCAATCTGGTCTTCAGTATTTGGACACACATGGGTTTGTGTTGCCAAGCCTGATGTAGGTGCAGTTACACTTGCTGATGAATTGGCACAAGGTGTGCGTCCTTACCTAAGCATCATGAGTCCTTTGGTTGTTACAGACTGGGCATGGAAGCGTCAGCCTAATGGTGCATACGGACTTGACTATATCAAATATGTTGAAGAAGTAAATGACACACTATCAGTAATCAAAGAGTGGACCCGTGAAACCATTACAACTTACACATTAGACAACACTGGTCGCACAGCAACTGACATGACGGTAGAGCCAAATGGTTTAGGCCGTTTACCTTTTATCTGTGTGTACGCTGAACGCTCTGCCACACGCGGTCTTGGTGTTAGCATGATCAATGACATTGCTGACCAGCAACTAATGATTGCCAATGAACTATCAGAAATTTACGACAGCATCAAATTGGACACACATCCTTCTTTGGTAGCCACAGCAGCCACTAATGTAACTGGTGCGGCGTCTGGCCAAGTTATTACCATTGAAGAAAATTTAGATCCAGCCTTAAAGCCATATGTGCTACAGTTCCAAGGTGGACAAATTGGTGCAATTTACGACAGCATCAACAATCGCAAAAAGATGATTGACAGCATGGGTAATGTTGGCTCTGTTCGTGCCACTGAAACTCGTGAGATGTCAGGCATTGCGATTGAAACTGAATTCCAATTACTCAATGCACGCCTAAGTTCCATTGCTGATAATTTAGAATTAGCCGAAGAAGCAATTTGGCAAGAAGTTGCGGCTTACCTTGGCATTGAGTGGACTGGCACAATTGATTATCCAGATAACTTTGCCTTACACAATATTGACAATGAGTTGGATCAACTGGCCAAGATGAAAGCACTAAGCACACTACCAGAAGTCCAACAAGAAATAGATAAACGCATTGCTGAAATACTTGATATTGAATTATTAGAACAAGCATTAGGCACTGAAGTTGAAGAAGGCGAACAGCCCATAAACTTTGTAGCACACAATATGATAGCCCCAGATGGTACTGTAATGTGGGTGGAAACACCTGCAGAGCACGATGCCGCCATAGCCGCAGGCTATACAGAAGGCTAAATAAAATACCTGGTTACTCAATGTAACCTAACCTAACCAACTCCCTAAGGAGGCGAGCTTACAATGAGCGACACAAACATTGGCAACACAGAAGCAACTGAGGCTTCTACAGAAACACAAACTCAGGCAGCAAAGACCTTTACGCAAGATGAAGTCAACGCATTAATGGCACGAACCAAATCTCAATTAGAGAAGAAGTTTAGCAGCCGTTATGAAGACTTAGGCGATCCAGATGAATTACGAGAAATTGTGCAACAACATCGTAAATCCAAAGAAGATTACCAACTAAAGCGTGGGGAATTTGAAAAAGTTCTTCAGGAAAAACTTTCTGCGAAAGACAGTGAAATCCAGAAGAGGGATAAGATTATTGAAAGTTTCCGTCTTGAAACTCCAGTAATTGATGCGGCGGCCCGTTACCGTGCTGTGAATCCAGAACAAGTTAAAGCACTGATTAGAAATAATTTGCGCCTTAATGCTGATGGTGAAGTAGAGGTATTGGATCGTGAAGGCAAAGTTCGCTATGACGACTCAGGTCGTTTGTTATCCGTAGACTCTTTTGTCCAAAGCTGGTTACAAGAGAATCCGCACTTTGTTCAAGCAACGCCTTCAACAACGTCAACTCGCACCAATGTAAATAATGGTGCGCCTGGAAAGTTAGATGTTACAAAACTTGATATGTCTAATCCAGAGCATAGAAAACAATATGCCGAGTTTAGAAAAGCTCAAGGCATGAAATAATTTAAAAGGAATTTAAATCATGGCAGTCGGACCATCAACCACATCCACATTAAATGATTTGCTACCAAGTATCGTTGCTGAAGCAATGTTCCAAGCAAATGAGCGCAGTATCATGCGCGGTCTTGTTCGCAACTATACATTAGGTGCTGGACAAGGCAAAACTGTAACTGTTCCAGTTTACCCACAAGTAACAGCAGCCGCAGCCACAGAAGGCGCTTTAATTGATTCTACAGAAATCTCCAGCACTGGTGCAACACTAACTGTACAAACTAATGCAGTTCGTACATTGGTAAGTGACCTTTCTGTTCAGAGTTCAGCCGCAAGCGTTGTTGCTGACTTAGGTCGCTTGTTTGGTGAAGCAATGGCTCGTAAGATCGACAAAGATTTAACAGCACTTTTCGCAGGTTTCTCTGCTGGTAAAGGCGACTACTCAACCCAAATCACAGCCGCAGACATTTTTGAATCTGTTGCTAAGTTGCGCGGTCAAGGTGTTGACCCAAGCGGTATCGTTTGCGTATTGCACCCAGAAATCGCTTATGACCTTAAGAAGGCATTGACAACTAACGGTAACACAGCTTTCACAGCTGGTGCCTTTGGTGATGTTGCTAACGAAGCAATGCGTATGGGTTATGTTGGTCAGTTATCAGGTGTCCCAGTTTATGAAACATCTAACATTGCCAATGTTACCAACGCCGATGACTTCCCTGGTGCTGTATTCCACCGTGATGCTCTTGGTTTAGCAATGATTGGTGATATCCAAATTGAAACAGCCCGTCGTATCGACTACTTGTCTACAGACATCGTAGCAAGCTGCCACTATGGTGTTGGCGAACTACAAGACAGCTTAGGTCGTTACCTAAAGTTTGATTCTTCAATCTAATATAAGGAAACGCGACTATGACATTTAGATTAAACAACGGAAGTTTTTTAAGTTTTGCATCAGCAAGTGATGTCACTGGTCGCGATCCTCGTTTCTTTGAAGCCAACGAAGGCATCACTACAGGGGATATTGAATCAGCATTGGAAAAAGCAAGTCAGAGAATTTTAACACAAGTCCGTAATACAGATTGGTGGGCGAATTATCAGTTTAGTAGAGATACTACACTCAACCGTGACATGCGTTTACTTCCAGCAGTTGATCCATTATTCATCAAGGCTCGTGAGCAAGAATTCAAAGACTTGAATGTTTATTTTGCTTTGGCTGATTATTTGTTTCCAGGTCGTGCAGACTTTGGTGATGAAACATCAGCAGAAGTAGTAAAGATCAAGTTTTACAAAGACTTGTATAACGCACTATTTGATGAAGTTATCCGTGCAGGTGATTGGTATGACTTTAGTGAGAATGGAACCATTAGCACTGAAGAAAAAGCACCAAGCCTGACCAATAGGGTTAGAGTAAGATGAGATCAGAACTCTTAACTTACCTAACAGCCAACTTGTCTGGAACCATAAAGACCAGTCAAGAGCAACCTTGGACTGAAGGTGGAGAGCCTCTTTATAGTAAAAACCTTCGTAGAGTTTATTTGGCAGAACCATTCACAGAAATGGACAGTCTGATACCAGTTCTAAACGGTGCTGATATCAATCAGAAAGTCACTCGTGTGCGTGGATACTTGCAAGTAGATGCCAAAAACAGAAACGCAGATTTAGATTCAGCTTTGACGACATTAGCGCAGGCTAAAGATATCGCAACAATTTCAAATTCTTTTAGAAAAGAGTTTGACTATACAACAAGTATCGATGCTGATAAAGTATTGTACGAGTTAGAGTATAGATTCTATACCATAGCATAAAAGGAAACTTAACCATGGCATACATTAACGCCGCAAGTTCAGCAGACTTTGTTCGCGTGCTTATCCGTATCAACGACGGCACAGCACCAGCAGAAGCTGACTTTCACAGCAGTGGCACAGCCACATCTGGCACTCTTGAAGTTCCAGCGTTACAAGATGTAACAATCACCAATACACCTTCCACATTCCGTTGGAAGCAATTGGACACAGCCTCTGAGAAGGTTGTAACTTCTGTTAGTTCTAACACAGTTAGCGGAACATTGGTTCTTGACCCAACTACATTCTTCGGAACTGTTGGCACAAGCCCATTTGACGCAGTTGAGAAAGGTATCTTCAACCTATCCAACGAAAAGACTCGTGTTGACTTCTTGATTGGTTTGTCTGGCCTAAGCACTGGCGACCGCTACATCATGGGCACAGGCTACTTCAGTGGCGTTGCTCCTACTGTAAGCGCATCAAGCCCAGTATGGACCAGCCCAATTTCCATTGAAGTGGACGGGGACTACACAGCAGGTACAGCAACTTAATCACAAGTTGATGTTGGTAGAGGACTGCTTCGGTAGTCCTCTTCTTCTGACTAAATAATCCGTAGGTGCGAACTTACTGATTAAAGGATATGACATGATATTTGATGATAAACCAACTGAGGAAGTTCTCCGCAGTTTGGAAGGCGAAGTTGCAAAGACTTTGTCAGAAATACGCTGTGCCAAGAACGACTTAGCACAAGCAGAAAGTAGAATGAAATTTGCATTAGCAACTATTCACTACTTGAAAAACAGAGAAAACGATTTAAAGGACTAACGATATGAAGTTAAAAGATTTAGCAGCCAAACCCAAACTAATTCCAATCTCACTGGACTCACAAGAAATTGTTGAACAGTATGGCGAAGCATTGGAGTTTTATATTTGGGACCGCCAACCAATTCAAAAGTTTATCAAAGTTGCTACAACTATGAACACTGATTACGCAGAAGCAGTGACAATGATGAACGAAATGATTCTTGATGAAGATGGCAAGCCAGTTTGCAAAGACGGTTTTGCATTGCCATCAGGAGTAATGACAGCAGCCATTCACAAGGTTATTGAACACCTGGGAAAGTAACTTCGGAAGGGCTTGATGAACATAGCATTGATCTAAAGTTTTTACTAATGATCGATGCTATGGCAGAACGATACAGTATGTTGCCAACTGATATAATGGATCGTGCTACAACATTTGACCTTTTCGTGTATGATACAGTAGTTGGGTATAAGAATGCAAAGATGAAAGAGGAACAAGGTATCAAAGAACCGCCTCAAATTAGTGAAGAAAAGATGCTTCAAGCATATGAAAGGATGAGAAAGCGCAATGAAAGTAACAAATAACACAAGCCAGACATTTACTGACATGTCAAAGCTGCCAGCAAAAGCAGTTAAACGTGCTTATGATTATTTTGTTGCAATCACTCCAAGGCGCAGTGGTAACGCACGCCGCCAAACAAAGTTGGACAAGACAACCATTGATGCCAACTATCCATATGCCAGCAAGTTAGATGACGGATACAGCCCTAAAGCCCCACAGGGTATGACTGAACCAACAATGAAGAAATTGGCTGGTTTCGTGGAAGAAGAAATTAAAAAGATAAAGTGAGACCACGCATATGAGTAGCATTAAGGTAGCATTAGAATTAGATGACAGCAGATATACGCAACGGTTAAAGGACGCCACCACAGCCGCTGACAAGTTTGCTAAGTCTGCCACTGATGGCGCAAGAGCCACAGAAGCAAGTTTTGGCAAAGTGGCCAGTGCGGCTGATAACCTACATGGCGCATTAGGCAAAATATCAAGTGGTGCTGAAGCAGCCGCAAGATCAGCATCCAGTTTAGTAACAGCCTTAAGTGGTTTAGCCGCAGTAGCATTTATTCAAAGTTTGCTGAGTGGAGCAAGTGCTTCCAAAGACATGGCTGAAGCATTTGGCTTGAGTGTAGAAAGTGTTTTAGAATTGCAAGCGGCTTTTGGTGCCGCAGGTCGTGGACCAGAAAAGTTAAATCAAGCACTTGCCACACTAAGTGACACAGCAGTAGGTGCGCTACAAGGCAACTACGCATTACGAGATAGTTTTGCTAAGTTAGGCATTTCAATGCAAGACTTGCAAACAAAGAGTGCAAAAGAAATCATTCAGCAAGTTGCCGATGTAATGACCAGTGGCAAAGCATCCGCCGCACAACTATCAGCAACTTATGATATTTTAGGTAAGAGTGCAAAGGGTCTACCATGGGGAGACCTAAACGACAAATTACAAGCAGTCAATGGTACAATGGGCCCATCAGCACAAGCGGCAATTGAACTTGACCAGACCATGAAGAAACTGGAAGCAACTGGTAAAGCAGTCCAGAAAGAATTTACATTATTGTTGAAACCAGTTGCTGAATTCTTCAACACCATGAGTTCAAACGGTAATGGAGCCAAACTCATGGCAGAAGCCATTGCTGCCGCCATGTTGGTTATGGGTGGTAGTGCAGTTATTTCAGGATTGGCCAATGTTGGTGCAGCCGTTAAAGGATTGATTGGTTGGTTTGGTGGATTAACTGCCGCAACTACAACAGCCGCAGCCGCAACTACAGTTTCAGTTGGTGTAAGTTCAGCAGACGCAGCCGCAAGAACAATTCAAGCAGTAGGTTTGGGTCGTGTTGGTACAGCCCTGGTTGCAGTCAATATTGCACAAGCAGAACTAAATGCATTACAAGCCGGCGGTGTTGCAAGTGCCACAGTATTAGCAGCCGCTGAAGATAGACTTGCCGCCGCAACAACACGCCTGGCAGTGGTCAGTGAAGCAGCCGCAGCCGCACAAGCAACCATGACAGCCGCACAAGGTGCAGGAGCCGCAGCCGCAGGAGCAATGGCCACAAGCACAGCAGCCGCCACAGGTGTGTTTGCAAGACTTGGTGCCGCAGTGGCCGCTATTGTTGCCCCACTTGCCGCAATGGGTGCCGCAATACTTGGTGTCATTGGCATTATCAGTGCTCCAGCCTGGGCCACAGTGGCAGTTGCCATTGGTGTTATTACAGCAGCCGTAACAGCAGCCACAATAGTATGGCGAGCATTCAAAGAAGAAATAACAGGCTTTGCATCAGCAATTTGGGACAAGTTGGTAAGTGCATTTGAAGGTGTCGATAATGCAATTACACGAGCATCTAAAAACTTGCGTGAATTCTTTGGACTAAAACCAAACAAGGATCTTGAAAAATCACTTGAAAAAGTAGAGTCAAGTGCTGAAAGATTAAAGCGTTTAGGTGTAACTCCAAATGAGTCAGGTGGTCGTGCACCTATTATGCCAGACGGTTCTACATACCGCCCACCAGCCGCACCTGGCACTGGTGATAAACCTGTTGGCGAAGGCACTACAGTTGCCAATCCAATGGCGGCTCAAGAACAAGCATTGCGTGACCAAATGAAGGTCATGGAATTGCAAAATAATCTACAGCGTGAAAAGTTAGAACTACAATTAAAATTAGTTGGTGCAAGTGATGCTGAAAAGGCATCACGCATGGCTCAATTTGATTTTGAAAGCAAAAAGAAACAAGACTTGCTACGCATTGATGGTGAAATTGCCAAAATGCAAGCAACCATGGCATCAGGTGTCAAGGGTGAAGATGCTGGCAAGTATGGCAAGCAGTTAGAATTATTAAAACAACAACGAAAACTTATTGCTGAAAATGTCGATGACACAAGTGCCTTAACAGGTGAAGTTGTCAAGCAAGAACAAGCATACAAGAATATGATTTTCTATCGTGAGATGGAAATCAAAGCAGCCAATGGTGTCAAGGATATCACACAAGCTATTGCTGACCTAAACGCAAGTGAAGACAGCCGCCGTATTGCCGCACTTGAAAAGACCATTGCATTAGAAATCCAAGCCGCACAAAAACGAGCACAAGAACAAAAAGGTGCAACACCATTAACTGATAAAGAAAACGAAGACATTGCCGCTCGTGTCAGCAAGATCTACGAAGGTCAATTAGAAGCACAGAAGAAATTAAACGATGCAACTCGTGAACGCAATCAGTTCTTATTTGTGCAAGACCTAACCAATAAGGCCATTGAAGACAGTATTCGTTTACAAGCCGACATGTTGAAGTTGACACAAAGTGCTGACCAACAAAAGATCACTGACCTAAACACACAGTTAGAGTTGATGATCCGTCAGCAAATTGTCAAAGAACAAAGTGCTTTGGGTCGTGGTGAAGTGTTAAGTGAAGAACGCCAACTTGCTATCCGCAAAGAAGTTATGGAAGCAAATAAAGGCATTATTTCCAGCACACAAGCAATGATTGACAAGAGCCGTGAGTGGAATACTGGTTGGCAAGGTGCATTTGCTCAATACCGCAGTGATGCTGAAAATGCCGCAATGCAAAGCAAACAGTATTTTGAAACATTTACTTCTGGTATGGAAAATGCCTTTGTGAGTTTTGTGCAAACTGGTAAGTTGAGTTTCAAAGACCTTGCCAACAGCTTGATTGCTGACTTTGCTCGTATTCAAGCCAAGAAAGCCATTGCTGGCTTGTTCAGCATGGGCAGTGGTGGTGGTGGTGGTATATTTGGCAGTATTGGTAAAATCTTTGGCTTTGCCGGAGGCGGTGAACCACCAGTTAACAGACCATCCTTAATCGGAGAAAACGGCCCTGAACTGTTTGTTCCAAAAGTTGCTGGCACAGTTGTTCCAAATGGTGAGTTTGGTGGAGGCAGCACAGTTAACCAAATTACATATAACATACAGGCCACAGATGCGGCCAGTTTTAAAGCACAATTAGCACGAGATCCAAGTTTTGTTCATGCAGTGGTAGAACAAGGTCGTCGTAGCACACCTAATGGAGCAAGAAGATAATGTCATTACAAACTTTTATTGACTCAGCACAATCAATTGAATTCAGTCGTGCTGATGTTGTTGCAACAAGTGTTAGTCGCAGTGGTCGTGTTATTACACAGACTCGCAACACAGTTAAGCCTTGGACTTTTAAAGTAACACCACGACCATATTTGCCTTGGAGTTCGTATCGTGGTGCAATTGAAACGGTGCTTACCAAAGATAGACACACTGAACATGAAATTCAAATTGGAGCAACACCAGGTAGCACATGGTTAACAAACTATCAAGGTGGCTTAACAGTCACAGATGGTATTGCACAGAATATTTTTATTACAGCATATAGCGGCAACACCATTACTATTGATGTTAGTTCAGCAAGTATTCCTACAGGCACAGTTATATTCCGTGCTGGTGATTTGATTCAACCAGCAGGCACAGGATCAGATGGTTTATACTACCGCTATCCTTATGCAGTCACAGCAGATGTTGTCAAGAACGCAGGCAATACTACAAAGGTAGTCACACTTAATCGTGGAGTCATTATTCAAGCCAACTACAATGCATTAGATGGCGCAAGAGGACAAAATGCCTTGCGTGTTGGTTCTGCTTGCACATGGCGTGTGATTATTACTTCATTGCCTGGTGTGCGTTATTTGCCTGGACAGATAGTTGAATTTACAAGTGATATGAGTTTATTGGAGATGGTATTATGACACAACCCATTGGTGCAGTTGCTACACCACACATTGAGCATGGCATCATGCTTGACCTTTCAATCCCCACAGCAGTGGTCATCGAAGGCATTTCAGTTTCAAATAATGTTGTCACAGCAACTTTTACAGATCCTGGCTTTATCCCATTTGAAGAAGGTGGGACGATTACCATTGACGGTGTAGATCCAGACTCATTCAATGGCACCTTTACGGTGCTAAGTTGTACTACAACCCAAGTAACTTACATTGATGCTTCTACAGGTGATTATGTTTCAGGTGGCACCATCAAAGGCAAGGATCGCAAGTGGTATATTTCCAACTGCTACACACCTATCACTTATGGTGGCAAAGAATACAAAGCACTTGGTGGCTTTTTAGAAATTGGTGGTATCCAACAAGACTTGATGACTACCAACAACGAAATCACAATAAGTCTCTCTGCCATCCCACCAGAATACATTGAAAACATTTTAGGACAGCAAATCAAAGGCGGCCCTATCAAATTGTATCGTGTGTTCTTTGATCCAGACACCAAGCAAATTAAAACCATAAATGGCGTGCGCCAAATCTTCCAACGCTTTGTTGGCATTATTACCAACTGGGGTGTTGCTGAACAAATCAACGACAGTGATAACGCAGTTGAAATCACCTATACAATTACCATCAACTGTTCAAGTTCAGTTGGTGTATTAGAAAATCGTGTTAGTGGTCGCAGAACCAACAACAGCAGTTACCAAACATACTGGAGTGAAAAATATTTCACATCAGGCATTGTTGATGACCTTAGCATGGCACGAATTGAACAACTTAAATCAGCAAGTTTTGACTTTGGTAAGCCACCAAAATAAATAACTCAAAGGATTTGATGATATGATAAGATTAGCAGATAGAGGTGATTTGAATCGTGTAGCAGATGTCATTGTTGAGTTTCTTGCAGACACAAGCTATAGTGAGCATACCGAAGGTAATGTAAATATACAATACATTAGACGCTTGGTGTTTAATATTTTAACTGTTGGGTATGTCTGGTTATGGGAGCAAGATGACGAGGTGTTGGGTTTGCTTGCCGCAGTTAAAGAACCAAATGTATGGATACCAAGTAAAACCAGTTTGAGAGAATTGGTATGGTATGTTCGTCCAGAACATCGTGGTAGTGCAAGTGCAGGTCGGTTGTTTGTAAAGTTTTGTCAAACAGCAGAAGAACTAAAAGCCGCAGGTCACATACAAGGTTATTTTACAACCCGTATGGGAACTACAGCAGATTATGATTTGGAGTCCAGAGGCTTTAGATTAACAGAAAAACTATATTTGAAGGACTAAGATAAGATGCCAGCATTTACCGCCATAGCGGCCGCCATTGTAAGTTATGTGGGCGGCATTGGACTTGCTGCCGCAGTAGGCAGTTTTGGTATTTCTATTATTACTGGTGTTGTTGCTACAGGTTTAGCAATGATTACCAGCCGCCTAATTAACGGCAACCCAGGTGGTGGTGGAGGTGGCGACCAAGCACAAAGCCAAGGCACTCGTGTACAATTACAACCAGATACAAGCAACAAGATTCCAGTAATTTATGGCGAAGGCTATTTTGCCTCTATGATTACAGATGCTTACTTGCATGATGAAAACAAGTGGATGACTTATGTGTTCACTATTGGTGAAACAAACAATCAGGAAGTAACATTCCAAGGTAGTATCTCTGCCGCAACATCAAGACTAACAGCAGTTGACATTCCATCAGGTGATTCTGGCACACTAATGCTTGGTATGCAATTAAAAACGGCCAGTGGCCAAGTTGTTGGTGTTGTTGAAGAATTTATTTCTGGCACTTATGGCGGCCCAGGTGTATATCGTGTAAGTGGTGCAGTTGAAACATCCTCACAGTTGTTGACAGGTGGTTATGTATATTCCATTGAAGATGTTTATTGGAATGACGAACGCTTGGTATTTGAAAATGGTGCCAAAAGTGGTCGGGTAGCATCAGGTAAAAAGCACGTTGAGAACTTGCCATATGATCCAAACACAGGTGCGGCAAATCCAGAAGATAACACCAACGACAACTTCAAAGACCATGTTGAAGTATATGTGTATGCTGGTTCAAGTCAAGCACATCATCAACTTGGCGGTGGCACACAACTTGATGCATATAAGCGTGTAGGCACACAAGGCACTGATTACCAATGGAGCCCACCTAACTCAACAGGTGGCCAACGCATGACTGGTTTAATCTTTGCAGTTGTCAAAGTAAAGTACAACGCAGAAAAGGGTTTTACTGGCTGTCCTGGTATGACCTTCAAAATCAAAAGCACATTAGACAATCCAGCAGTTGCCTTATATGATTATATGCGTTCCAACCGTTATGGTGCTGGCATTAGAAATAGTGAAATCAATGCCGCCGCATTAGGCGACTTTGCCAACTACTGTAATGAGTTGGTCAGTTATATCCCATTTGGTGAGACTCAAGCCGCAACACAAAAGCGTTATACAATCAATGGTTTGATAGACACCAATCGTAGTTGCCAAGACAACATTGATACTATCCTAATGAACTCAGGTGCTTGGATGGCCTATGATGTTCACACAGGTCAATGGCGTGTTATTCCTAAACGAGCAGTTGAATCTAATCCTACATACCCAAATCGTTTATTGCCCACACAACTGTTGCGCTTTACTGACGACAACATTGTAGGTGGCATTGGCATTAGTTCTACTCGACTTGATAATCTCTACAACACAGCAGAGATACAGTTCTACGACAAGAAGACCAAAGACCAAAAAGGCTTCCGTTCAATTGAAATCAATGAAGGACTTCGCAACTACAATGAACCAGATAACGCAATGCGTTTGACACTGGATCTATGTAACTCTAACGTACAAGCAGAACGAGTTGCAAACTTGGAACTAAAGCAAAGTCGTGATGATACAGTTGTAACATTCAAAACAACACACTATGGATTGCAAGCACAAGCAGGTGATGTGATTCAAGTTGAGTCAAGTCTATATGGCTGGCAAGAACCAGTATTCCCACTTGGCAAGAAGTTCCGTGTTATTCAAGTCAAAGAAGAAGAAGGTTCTGAAGGCGGCTTGTTTACTGAAATTACTGCACTTGAATACAACGCAGATGTTTACACAGATGAAAGTATCAGTGAATTTACAACCAGTGCCAACATTGGTATTGTTCCACGTAACTCATCTATTAACATTCCAGCACCTATTGTTACCATTGATGCCAACAATGTTAATTCCAAGTCTGGTGTTCCAAACTTTAAGTTGAACATTCAAGTTCCGTCAACTGGTGGTCCTTTTGACGAACTACAATTATGGTATGCTGAAGGCAATGACTGGGCAGGAACTGGTGGTGATTTCTACGGCACTGGTCAAGCCGCAGGCAACAAGATTTATGTGACTACCTGGAAAGGCCCTAATGTAATTCGTAGTTTGCTTGATTCAGGTGTAGCAACAACTATAACCGGCAAAGGCATTCCAGACGACACTTACATTCAAAGTTTTGGTGCAGATGCAAGCCCATATTATGGTAATGGCCAAACTGGCTATTACACAATGAGCGATATTGTTGAAACAAATACTGGTCTAATTCCAATCTCTGGCACTATCAACAAATCAAAAGTTGTAGCAAGTTTTAGTTCTACCAACAAGACAATGACCGTTACTGGTGCAAGTCCTGGTAGTATTGGAATACAAAGTTTAGTGCAAGGTGGTGTTGAATCAGCACAAATCACTTCTGCTAAGATTGTAAACACTACTTTAAGTGTGTTTGCTCTAACTGGCACAATCACTCCAGGTGCAAACACAGGCACTATCATTACAGGTAATGGTATTCTGCAAAACACTCGAGTGCTTACTCAGTTGACTTCAACTGAACCTGATCAATCACTTGGTAAACGCGGCACATACACTATTAACAAAACACAAGGCAACGCACAAATTATTGATGCAGTTGGCTTGTATCCTAATGTTCTAAACGACACAGTTATTACAGGCGGACCTTCTGATGGTGGCTCCGGCACTTACACCATCAACAAGCAACAGTCATGGGAAAATAGTTTCACAGCAGTAATTAAACACGCATATCCTTTGCCAGCTGACTATCAGTACCTAAAGAGCATCAAGCCAAGTCCTGACAGCACATTGTTGTTCCAGCCAAACGAAATTCGTGATACATTTATTTCAAGTTTGCCTGCCAACGGTGAAAATAAGAAATACTTTGTCAAAGCACGTTTAGGTATCAATGGCATTTATGGCCCATACAGTGAACTGGGCGAAGTTGATCTGGAACCACCAGTAGTGTATTGGAATCCAGATGGCATGAGTGCGTTAAATATAAAGACCGAACTAACCAAGATGGACTTTGGTAAGTTCACTATTCCACGCAATGGTCTTTGGTTAATGCGAACAGCAACACAGTTGGATGGTGGACGATTTGGCCCAACCAATGGAGATTACTTCAACTTAGACTTGGGTAATTTTGACGAAGAACATGTAATCACCAGCGATGAGATGATTGAAGAATTTAAAGCAGACCCACAAGCAGGTCTATAACAAAAGGATTTGAAAGATGTCACTACAGATTAGACGAGGCACCAACCAAGAGCGCCTAAACTTTACACCAGTTGAAGGCGAGGTGATTTATGTTACTGACAGCCAGATGGTTACATTTACTGTCACAGATATTGCTACCAATGTCTTAACAGCCGGTGATGAAACTCACTTGGCAGTCAATGACCGTGTGCGTTATATCGGCAACACAGCAAATGGACTTACAGAAAACACAGTTTACTATGTTAAGACTACTCCATCTGCACAAAGTTTTACCTTAAGCACAACACAAGGTGGTGCAACACTAACAGTGACAACTGGTTCAGGTTTATCACTTACATTTGCCACATCTCCTTATGATGTAAATGGCAATCCAACTGGACACAACATTGCTCCTATCTGGGTTGGTGATAGCACCACAGTTGGTGGTATTCCAGCAGGTGCATCTACACTTGATGAATTAGCAGATGTTACTATTGGTGTTAGTGGCTTGTATGGCATCCCGTTGGATGTAAACCAGCACTTGCAGTATGATGGTGTAACCAACCAATGGCGCAATGTCAATGACATGATTATTCCTGGTTATGTCAACATCCAAAGCACAACAGATGCAACAACCAAAGATTCTGGTGCTTTAATTGTTGAAGGTGGTGTTGGTATTGAAAAGGCCCTTTATGTTGGCACTAACTTACGAGTTCTTGGCACTACTAACTCTACTTCCAAAGACACAGGTGCTCTTGTTGTTCAAGAAGGTGGCTTGGGTGTAGAACAAAACATTACAGCAGGTGGTGATGTGGCCGTCAACGGTGGCGACCTAACAACCACTGCTTCAACATTCAATATCGTTTCAACAGCCGCAACAGTCAATATTGGTTCAAGTGCTGGTAATGTAATTGTGGCAGGTGATTTAAAAATCAATGGCAATGACATTAAAAGCAGTGATGGCTCAGTTGCAATCACACTTAATGGCAATGATGTTGAAATGCCAGACAAGTTAACTGTGGCAAATGAAATTGTATTAGAAGGCACACAGCCATTTGTTAGTTTCTTTAGAGCTACTCCAGTTGATGGTGTAGAAACTATACGCGGTGTCCGTGGTCAAGTAACAACAGATGATTATTGGTTTGTTGGTGGTGGTTCTACAGCCGACGATGCTGGCTATTTGCTAATTGCTACCAGTGATAATTCTGGAACAGCAGGCGCAGGCGAACCAATTTTAGTTCGTCAATATGGTGGCGACGGCAACACATATCCACAAAATGCACCATGGGGGACATCTACACCTTTAACTCGTGAAGCCAAGTTGTTAGATGAAAATGGTTATACATATTTCCCAGAGCGTTTAGGTGTTGGTGTTACTCCAACTGTAAAACTTGATGTTAATGGTAGTGCTCGTATTCGTGGTGATAGTTTAACAGTTGATGGCAACTTGATTGTCAACGGCACAACTACTACAATCAATTCAACAACACTAACAGTAGATGACAAGAACATTGAATTGGCTGCAACTGCCACTCCCAGTGATGCGGCTGCGGATGCTGGTGGTATCACATTAAAAGGCACAACTGATAAAAACATCACTTGGTCTTTGGCAGATAACAAGTGGCACTTTGCTCCAGGTGTAGTTGCCGATGATGGCAAGTTTGGTAATGTAACAGTAGGTGATGCAACTGATAACACAATTACCACAAGCACAGGTGATTTAGTATTAGCGGCAGCAAGTGGTGTTGTAAAATCTACCAACAAGTTGGAAGTTGTTGCTGATTTAGAAGTAACAGGTGCAGTTCAGATCCATGACAACTTTCCAGTGCTAAATTATGGTGTAACAGGTGCTCCAAGCACCAACGCAGGTATTGCTGTGAACCGTGGCACTTCAGCAGATGTTAACATCCGTTGGAACGAAAGCACAGACCGTTGGGAATCAACTGTTGATGGCACAAACTATATTAAGTTGCCAAATCAAGATTTAGATACAGGCAACACACCTACATTTGGGGGTGCAACATTAGGCAACATCACTGTTGGTGTTGCTACAGATGGAACTATTACAACCTCCACTGGCACTCTTGCAATTACAGCCGCAAACTCAACAGTAGATATCACAGGCGATACAACTGTCGTTGGTAATTTTAGAACTACTGATAACATTATTCGACTAAACTATGATGTTGATACAGGTGCACCAAGTGAAAGTGCAGGTATAGCAGTACGTCGTGGCAGTTCAACAGATGCACAATGGTTCTGGGATGAAACTTACGACTGGTGGACAAACAAGATGGCTGACAACTCAGTCGCCGACATCTTCTCGTCTGGTAAGTTGATTTCTAACTCAGATCTTGCTACAAACGGTCGTCAGATTATTTTCAACAACGACGATGCTACACCTACCAACACTGATGACATGACATTGCTTGTCAAGCGTGGAACCAGTGCTGATGTAAGCATTGTATGGGACGAAACAAATGACCGTTGGAAGTTTACCAATGACGGCACTAACTATGTTAAGTTTGCTAACCAAGACTTGGACACAGGTAATGAACCTACATTTGGTGCATTGCAACTTGATACAGTAACAAGATTAGATACAGCCACAGCAACAACAACTACAACAGCCACTACTACTATTGCAAGCATCAGTGCTTCTACATATAGAACTGTTAAATTTGTTGTTCAAGCCAGCACAAGCACAGAGTTCCAAAGCACAGAAATGTTAGTTGTTCATAATGGAACAACTGCATACATGACACAGTATGGGGATATTACTACTGGATCAACTTTGGCTACATACAGTTGTGACATCAATGGTGGTAACATTAGACTTCGTGCTACACCAAGCTCTGTTACCAGCACAACATTCAAAATAACACAGCAACAGATTGCTGTTTAACCTTAGGGATAATGAACTATGGCAGATAAGAATTTCCGAGTAAAGAACGGTCTTGAAGTTGGCAACAACTTCACCGTTGACGCCGCAGACGGCAAAATAACATTAGCGCAGAATGCACTAATTCAATATGATGAAGCAGGCAATAGAAATAATCGCCCTAACTTCCAATCAAGTTCAGGCAACACCAGTGGCGTAAGAGTAGTTGCTCCAAATGCAACTACCAGTGCTTTAGCAAGTGTAGGTGCATTTAGCACAAATGATTTAGACAATGGTAAGTTCATCAACATCAGAGCCCGTGGCGATACAACTTATCCACTTGGCATTCAGATTGGTAGCTATTCAAGTGGCACATTGGGTTCTGCTGGCGCAAGCATTGCGTTTACTGACAATGCAACTACATTTGCCACACTAAACCCAAGTGGTCCAAGTGCTACCACAGACTTAACAACCAAGTCATATGTTGATTCAGCAGCCGCAACTGCTACATCAAATGCTATTTCTGCCATTGTAGATGGTGCTCCAACTGCATTAGATACACTAAATGAATTGGCTGCGGCTTTAGGTGATGATGCCAACTATGCGGCTACCATTACTACTGCACTTGGCACAAAATTAAACACCGCAGACTTTACCTCTACTGCCAACACATGGCTTGGTACAAAGACTACATCTAACTTAACAGAAGGCACAAACTTATATTACACTACTGCTCGTGCTAACAGTGATTTTGATACACGTTTAGCAACTAAATCAACAACCAATTTAGCAGAAGGCACAAACTTATACTACACAGATGCTCGTGCTCGTGCTGCCGTTTCTGTTACTGATTCAGGTGGTGATGGATCACTTGCTTATGATAACTCAACTGGTGTAATTACTTACACTGGACCAAGTGCTACGGAAGTTCGTGCTCATTTCTCTGGTGGCACTGGTGTTACTATAACTGATGGTGTAGTTGCTATTGGTCAATCAGTTGGCACAGGTGATTCGCCTACATTTGGAGGTGTAAGTGCTGGCAATATTTCAGTTGGTGTTAGCACTGACAACACAATTACATCTACAAACACAAACGGCAACTTAGTGTTAGCAGCCAACGGCACTGGCGATATTGTTTTAAGCACACAGACTCGTCTTCAAGGCGAAATGCAGGCAAGCACAAACTTAAATTATACATTCCCGCCACAAACACTAAGCACCGTCACAGATAACAATGGCTACTCTGCGGCATCAAGTTTCCCAGCAGGTTCTTTGGGTTATGGTGCCAATATGACTTATACAAGTTATTATGGCGATACATTTGCTGGTAATAACACTTCACCAGCATTGACTATGCGTAATGCCAACGGCAACTCAGTGACTGGCGACACCGTTCCATTTACTGGTTTAACTTCTGTAGCTCCAAGTGCTACACTTTCAACTGAGGTCATGGGCACATTAAACTTTAATGGTTATGGAACAACTGGCTTTACCAATGATACCGCTACTCAATATCAAGGTGGTGGCATCAACGCACTACACTCACTTCAAATACAAGCCTATCCAGTAGAAAACTTCAGTGATTCAACACTGACATTGAGTGCGGCTAACATTACAGCAGTAGCATCAAGTTTCCGTGCCGCACTGGGTTCGCCAAGTGTCACTGGCACTAAGGGTCAAATTAGTTTTACATCAACAACGCCGGGTGTAGGCAATGCTATTCGAGTGACTGGCACACTGACTGGAACAGCAACTGGTATTGTTAGTGGCAACACCTATTATATTGTT